CTGATCAAGCACGTGTTCAGTTTAAAATCTCGTACAACCCTACGTTGGGTCGTACTGGATTAGAGACTGAGTTGGTTAGATTACGCACTCAGATGATTTCATTCATCGAAGATGCGACATCTTGGGATAAGTTTCTTAACAAAGAAATATAATCCTATACAACTCATCACGTAACAACATAAGATTTCGTCTTACCGTGTTATAAAAATTGTTTAAGCTGTAGAACTCCGGATAGGAGCTCACGTGACTATGAAAAGCCGCGTATCCCTTTGGATTACGCTTGCAACAACCTTTAATGCGAATATCTTAACTTGTAAGACCGTCGAAAGACGATCTTCCGAGGGACTTCATTTCTTCACCAACGAACTTCCTTTGTTAGGAAAGTGCGTTGATGCTAGTCTCAGTACTGGTACGCTGGATATATCTCAAACGTGCTTCTCAAAGAAGCGCGCTACGAGACTTCCTTCGTTCCTATCTGAATTGTTCGTACGCGTGTATCATAACGATGGTACACTGCGTCCGACTATGACTATTGATTTTGAAGCTCTAAGGCACCTACGTCAACTACTATATTTATTTTATAAACTTGAGCAGCCGATGACTCCTGAAAAGGAGCGCATAGCTGTAGAAAAGTTTATCAATACGGACTTGATGGTCAAAGACCACTCATGGCCGTTCGGCTTATCAGATGTTAGGAGAAATTTTTCTTCTATTTTGCCTTATTCGGCAACTGATATTGCACCTAAACATAGTAACGGCGCAACTGCTGATCGTTACAATAACTTCGAGCGTTTATTTGTAAAGCGCCATATTAGGAAAATTTCCGAAATATACGGCGCTAAATACTTTTTTAACACTCAAGCACACGCCCAAAATTGGGCTAGTAGGAATCCTACTATTGTAACCGCACCAAATGCGAGGTTTACCCTCGTGCCAAAAGACGCACGTGGACCTAGAGCGATTTGTATCGAACCACATGAACTAATGTTTGTTCAGAAGGGTTTGATGCAGGCGCTCTACGATCATATTGAAAATGATTCCCCCGCAAAGGGTTACATCAATTTCACAGATCAATCCATTAATGCTCGATTGGCATATATCGGATCGCTCGACGGAAAATATTCGACGATTGATCTCAAAGATGCATCTGACATGGTGAGTAACGACCTATTAAGGTACGTTGCTCCACCAGAGTGGTTCAAGGCTCTTCAAGCCTTGCGATCATCTTGCGTTGACACACCGCTAG